GTGATTGCCTCAAACGTGGTCAGCAAGACAACCCTAAGCGGTCAAGTGACCCTCTCCGTACAGGATGTGGACTTCACGAGCCCCGCAGCAATGGAAATCATCTTGCGCGATCTCGCAGGACAATACTTGTTGAAGAGCGATGACGTTGCAGCCGATGCGATTACCGCAGGTGCATCAGCATCAGGTTCAACTTGGACTTACAACAGCACCGACCCATCAACGTTGTTCGCAGCGCTCTACGATGCAGCAACCGACATTCTGACCGCAAGCAACTTCTTGCCTGACCACATTTTTGTCAGCCCGAACGTATGGAAGTTGCTCGGCCAGCAATTAGACGGAGATAAGCGTTCCGTATTCCCATACGCTGGCGCTGCCGGTCTCATGGGCGTAAACGCTGCAGGAACCGCAAACATCACACAGCTCAACACGTTCAACCCATTCGGTCTGAACCTTGTTGCCGATCGCAACTTTGCAACCAACACAATGGTCGTTGCAAAAGCATCAGCAATTGAGTTCTACGAGCAGGTACGTGGCTTGATGTCAGTAGAAGCACCATCCACACTCGGACGCGTGTTCTCCTACTACGGATACGTTGCAACGTTCATCGCAGACAGCGATCTCGTCAAGTCCATCATCGTCAGTCCATAATCGGAAGGTAGGCCCTAGTAATGGCCACCTATTCGGTCACTAACAAGTACCTAATTGACAATTACGCCGTACTGCAACTCCTGACCCCCAGCGAGATTGCAGTCGGCCAGTCAATTACGGTCGCAGGCGTTGACGCAACATTTAACGGCACCTACACGGTGCGCGCATTGCCACAGTATTTGTACATTGGCGTTGACAGTCAGGGCGATCTGCTTTACGACTATCAGATACCAATTGCCGATCAGGTGCTTTACGCCAAGACCGCAAGCGATGTTGAGCGTGTTGCCGCGTCTGGCACCGTTTCATATGACCCTGTTTGCACGTGGGTGACGGCCGCGCAGGTTATGTCTTACCTTGGCATCACGATCACGAACCCGTCTGACGATTACACGTTGCTCACTCAATCGGTGTCGGCTGGTAACCAGTTCTGTTTCCGCAGGCGTCAGGAATCGGGCTATATCGACTCCCTAACGACCTCACCAGGTGGAGATGCAACATTGGGCACTTTGATGTATTGCGCCGCTCTGTGGCGCTCTAGGGGCTCAATAGAGGCAACCTACGCCACCTTTGACGGCATGGGTTCGGCACCACAGCAAAGCCTGACCCCGATCGTCAAGCAGCTGCTTGGCATCCCTCGTCCAGCGGTTGCCTAATGGCTTACACCGACCTGTTCAACGAAGCGATTGACGATCTCACGGCAACGCTTACAGCTGTATCTGGGCTCCGTGTATCAAATGACCCAACAAAGTTAATTCCTAATTCGGTCTATTTAGAAGCCCCAAGTTTTACCACGTTTGCTGGCAACGGCAACATCGTTCGCATGGAGTTTCCGATCAAGGTCATTGGCTCTGGACCTGCAGGTCTGCCGGTACTCCGATCAATCCTTGGCATCGTCGCAAGCGTGCTTGGCTCGTCAATTATCGTTATGAGTGGCCGTCCGTCAAGCCTTGAGATTGGTGGCGCGTTGTATCCGTGCTACGACCTTGAATGCGCTATCCAAGCCCAGACCGCATAATCCACAACTAAGTAACAGCAATCATCTACTATCAGAACAGAACTTAAGGAGCAATCATGGCATCAGCAACATATCTCTCAAACCCAGTCCTCACCATCAACAGCGTTGATTTGACGGACATGTGCAGCGCAGCAACTTTGACCTATTTGGTTGAGGCTTTGGAAGACACCGCGTTCGGCACCAATTCGCGCACCTACACCGCAGGACTGGTCAACAACGAAGTGACTTTGACAATGTACGCATCGTTTGCATCAAGCGAAACCTACGCAACATTGCAGCCTTTGGTTGGCACAAAAACCATTATCACGCTTAAGCCAACATCAGCTGTGGATTCAGCAACAAACCCAAGGTTTGTTTTGACTGATTGTTACCTTGAGTCTTTGCCAATTATCAACGCATCCCTAGGCGAGTTGTCAACCTATGACATCACGTTTATGGGTGGCTCGTTGACGATTGACGTCACTAACCCGTAATTAACGGCTCCAAGCCGACATAGGAGAAACATGAAAATCAAGTTGCAGTTAAAGCGCACGCCTGACAGCGCGCCCGAGTATTACTACACAAACCTGTTTGTGGTGACCGAGTGGGAGAGACTCGAGCGCCGCAACATTCAGCAACTATCAACGCAACCGCTTTACAGCGATTACTGCTGTTGGATGCACACCATATTGAAACTTAAAGGCGAGCAAATTGGCGACAGTTGGCGCGAATGGATTAGCAAAAACCCAGAGCTGGAGATCATTCCGGTATTGGATGAGACTGACCCAAACCCTACGGACGCGGCACCTACCGCCGCCAATTAGCAGAGATTTTAGTTGCGGTCGGTTGGTGGCCTAGCAACATTGTGTTTGACGCTCGAGATGTAGCAACTGTCATTAAAGTGCTTAACGAGGCAAATAAGAAAAGAAGGTAGTTATGGCAGTTCAGGCAAACATTGAAGTTGCTGGCATTAAGGACGCCCTAAAGACCCTCAACAAAATTGACAAATCTTTGCGCCGAGAAATTACGAGGGACTACAAGGGCATTGTGCAAAATGTAGTTGACGACGCATATCAGGCCATTCCGTTAAAAGAACCTTTAAGCGGTTGGGCAAGAAAATGGGCTCCAAAAGAATACGAGATATTCCCTTGGAGCAATAACAACCAGGTCAAAGCAATGATCAACACGAAAAAGGTTAAAGAATACGCAGGGCAAAATGTCAACCTTGCAACCTTTGTTGTTAAATGGACAAACCCAGACGCTGGCTTGTTTGACTTCTTAGACAGCGGTGTTATGGGCTCACGTCTTAACGCCAAGTTTGGTCAGCCGTCACGAGTAATGTGGAAAGCATGGGAGCGCAACAAGGACGACGTCAACGCACGAATGACCGACCTGGTGAAGCGCGTCATGGATAAGACCTCACAGGAGCTGATGTAATGGCTGTAGTACTCCCGATCGTTTCAGAATTTGACGGTAAAGGAATTAAGCGCGCAATCGCCCAATTCAAGCAATTAGAAACCACAGGCGAAAAAGCCCAGTTTGCAATCAAGAAAGCGGCGGTGCCAGCAGCTGCGGCGCTTGGTGGTTTGGCTTTAGCGCTTGGTGACGCAACCAAAGCTGCGATGGAAGATCAGCAGGAACAGGCGGCGTTAGCGCTTACTTTGCAGAATGTGACTGGCGCAGGAGCCGCGCAGACCGCACAGATTGAAGATCAGATCAGCGCAATGTCTCGAGCGTCTGGCATTGCAGACACCGAGTATCGCAAGAGCCTTGAGGCTTTGGTACGAGGAACAAAAGACGTTGACCTTGCCATGAAGGACATGAACCTTGTCATGGATATCAGCACAGCGCTCCAGATGGACAGTTCTACCGTAGCCGACGCGCTTGCCAAGGCTTACCAGGGCAACTTTAAGGCGCTCCGATCATTGACCCCAGAGATGGCAACAATGATTAAAGAGGGCGCAAGCCTAAACGAAGTTATGGACGTGCTCGGTGGAACGTTTGGCGGTGCTACCGCTAACAGCGCCGAGACCGCTGCAGGCAAAATGAAGATTCTGTCAAACAGCATTGGCGAAACCAAAGAGTCAATTGGTGCAGCGCTTTTGCCAGTAGTCGAGGCCGTGCTACCGATCTTAAATAAGTTTGCAATGTGGGCACAAGATAACCCACAAGCGTTCCTTGCAATTGCTGGCGCTATCGCTGCCGTAGCCGCCGCAATCGTGGTCACCAATATCGCTATGGCGCTAAACCCGTTTGCTCTGATCGCTGCCGGCATCGCATTACTGGTCGTTGGCTTGGTTGCCGCATACAACAAGTTTGAGTGGTTTCGTGACGGCATCAACGCAATTGTCAACACCGTGATCGGGTTTTTTGCTGGCATGGTCAACGCTGCAATCGGCGCGGTCAACGCAATTATTAGCGCCTACAACTCAATACCGTTGTTGCCAGATATTCCAAAAGCCCCAACAATGCCAGTACCACAGTTAGGTGCAACAGGGCCAGCGACACAGGTTCCGCGCAAGATTCCGCGCATGGCTGAAGGTGGCATTGTGTCAAGTCCTACCT